AGTTTCTTTTTCATTTTCACATCTTACCTTTCAGTATTATTTTTTGTTTCAAGATCTCCGCTTCGCGCAAGCTCTCCAGCCGCTTTTCCTCGCTTTCCAGCAATTCAAAGCTACGAGCGTATATAGATGTGGAATCGTAAAACGGCGTGTCCACAACCGAAACATCCCACAACTTTTCAATAGCGTTCACTTCTCGGGTGGTTTCTTCGTCACCAAAAGTCCAAGTGTCACCTCTATCAGCGACAGTAAAAGCAAAACTCATCTTATCGATGAGCTTCGCCTGAATGGACTTGTATATATCACGGTTGCTCTGGGTATCCAGCAGCTCGGCTTCTACCTTGAGTCCTTTTTCGTCTACGATCAGCCGCAGGGACTTGTTACGGGTCCGGGCTATAATCAGCCAGGTATCGTTATGATTGTACCTCATGGGTACGTCTTTCATGTCGGTCTTATCCAGCGCGCCACTTTTGATAGTCTCGGTAAACTTACGGCGGCCGTACTGCTGGCTGGCGGGTTGATTAAAAATTATGGCGTATCCCTCTACCAGCATCTTATCTTCATTGTTGTCAACTGCCCGGATTTCTATTAAGCGGCGTTCTGGCTTATTATTCTTCATCGTCATCCTCCTTCGGTTTTATCTCGGCTTTGCCGCCGTCAAGTTGATACTGGTTTACAATTGAGCTATCAGCGTAGTTGAGGCTTTGCAGACGGATATTTCCACCATCCCACGGCTCCATGCCAAACATCTCGTTGATCTGATTCAGTGTCATAAGTCTGGTTTTTGTAGCCAGGTCAGTAAGTTTAATTTTGTCAGCCGTAGATAGGTAACTCACCTTGCTGTAGTAGCACTTGACCCGGTGTCCAACGTCCTGTTCTCTGGGCGTAAAAGCACAGGCCGTGAAAGCCTGCTCGAACTGGACTATAAAGTCCTCTATGGCCGTCTGGTAGAATGCACTATGCTGGTCGCCGTTGTAGTCGCCTGAGAGGATCGCGGCTGACACTCCATAGCGTTCCTCGATGACCGCCTTGAGGAATTTCAGCGCTTCCTCTGGTATCTCCGGAGGCGATATCTTCACCGGTATAAAATCACCGGCCAAATCCGTGGCTACCATACCGGTTGAGCTGGTTGTAATATGGCTTTCAAAATCATCCCGGATTTTAGATAACTTCTGAGCATCAGCCAGGGTTTTAGCTGTGTATACACCTTTAATCTGCAAGCTGGCCTCAATGCTTTTCGGCAGCCCCTGGATGGTCTTGTCCAAAGCATCAATCGTGCGGATAATGTCCTGATCATTCGCCCGGCCGTAATCATCGCCGCCACCAATTATAGTGTTGGTCCCTCTGCGCCAGCGCAAATGTATCAGGTCAGCATAGGGCAGTGCGTAACTTGATCCGTCCTCGAAGTCCATCTTCACTTCCCACGCCTGACCGTCCTCACCTACGCCAATATAAACTGCTGTGGGCTTGAGCGGGTAGAAAGCTGTGTATCTCCGGAACTGTCGGCCATCCGGAACGGTGACAATTTCATACTGCGGGTAGATAAAGGCGTTCCGGTTCTTTCTCCTGAGCCATTCCACGTTTGCAAAGAAGTCGCTGGTAGTCTGCAAGGGGTTTGGCTTAAACCGGAACAGCCTGGTGATATCGTCGTTTTGAACCTGTAGCATATCACCGTTCTGTACGATGCTTTTTAAATCGATTTTGCTGATTTCACTGGCTACCCGGTCAATGGCGTTATTGACGAAATCACTCAGGTAGATGTTGTTACCGAACGAGCTAAATATGGGCGATGAATCGCTCAACCAGGCCCGGTATTTAGCTTTCTTTCCCGGCAATATGTTTTTTAGATGTTTTAAGACTCCCATTTTTCACCTTCTCCCTACCCAACTAAACTCATAAACTCGCTTCGAAACCACTCCAGTGTCGCATATGCGATCACCTTCGCAGCTGTGCCGTCAATACGTTTGGTGGTGTGCATTTTCGCCGGCATAACACGGCCCAGGGTATCAAACCTCATTCCCGTGTTGCAGAAACACCAAAAGCACACGGGATTATTGCCGTAGTTAACCAGCTTATCCCTCAGGTCGGCTTCCAGGGTTCGCATCGGATTGTTTAAGACCTTGGCCTCCTGAGGAATATTGACCGCTATCTTGTCTCCGAACAACTCGACGTACCGGTTTTGAAAGTCTTTGGCAAACCGGTTGTCAAAGCCAGACCGGAAAGGCTTCAGGTCGTATTCTTCGAGTAACTTAAAATGCCAGTCCGCGATCATAGATGTCTCGACAGCGTTCCCGGGAACGATGGTCAGGAGCCCGGCTCTCTCCCATGCGCGGTAGTCAACATCGTCCACGCCCTGTTGCTCCTTCTCAGATTCCAGTGTCTTCTTTAGCTTGCTTTCCGGTATCCAGTACCAGGAGAAAAAGTAAGTCGTTTTGTCGTTTGGCTTTTTCAGGAGCAGACAGGATGAACATAAGTCTGTTGTCTCCGCAAAGTCGTTTCCGGAAATATAAAAACCTCCGGCAAATTCCTTGATGTCGAAGGTTGCTGTATTCAGTATTTCAGACTGCTGCATCCAGGCGGTCGCGGCAGATTGTTTGATGTTGAAGTCCTTTGCTAATACGAACGCCCTGGTTGCGGAGTTTGTTTTCGCCTCCTCGACCATCCCCCGGAGGAAACTCCACTTTTTAATAACTCCAAGATCTGGGTTGCTTTTTACCCAGGTCCTCTCATCCTGCCAAATTTCCGTCTCACTGTCCTGTGTATGCAGCCAGATTAACCAGCGGGGCCGGTGCAGCTCACCCTTCAATACCTTCCGTGCTTCTTTCAGCCGGCTGTCAAGATAACCGTCCTCAATAAATCCTTCCGTGGTCATCTCGATGTAAATAGGTTCATCCTGGGTGGATAGCGCCTGGCGAATAGGCATGATTGACGAATTGTTCTTTAGCTCATGCGCCTCATCAACAGCCCCGACTTTGATATTCTTACCTTCTTTGGCGCCGGTCCTAGCAGAAATCTTTCGGATGTTGCCCTTGTTTTGATAGCTGAATTTACCTTTCTTCTTCCGTTGCTTGGGGTTGCCAAAATGGATTCCCTTAATGTTTTTCCTGGTTACCCGGTCCAGCGTCAGGCTTTCTTCCCGCATAGCATTGATGGCCTGGAACATTAAATCGGCCTGCTCGTAGTCATTGGATGAACACAATGCCTTGGTTCCCATCTCACCGCAGAAAAATTCGGCCAAAACAAGAGCTGAAACAAACGGGGTCTTACCGCACTTCCTCCCGATCAGGAGAAGTGCTTCCTGGTATAACCTTACCCAGCGGTTTATTTCTTCGTCGAATATTTTGAAGCTGTATAAAGCCTCTGTAAACGCTTTCTGCCGCAGGGTTAAAATAAAAGGCTTCCCCGCAAAGGGCGCCTCGTAATGCTTGCACTCTTTTTCTATGAACTTGATTCGTTTACGGGCATCAGCTGTATCAAACCGAATAGCCTGATCATCAAAATGACTTAGCAGGATATCCAGCATCTGCATGAGTTCCCGGCCTATTATGATTTCACCGGATTTGCATTTCTGGACATATTCCAGTAGATAACTATTCGTAATCACTGAGTCCATCGTCATCATCATCCAACGGTATTCCTAAGTGTTTCATAAGCTTGTCGAGTATATTCGTCAACGCCGCAGAGTGCCTGGCGATTTCCGCCGATATGGGCAGCGGCCTCTGTAGTTTCGCGTTCTCCGGGTGGAACTGGACCAGGCCGGTTACTATAGCCTGCTCGTTCAGTCGCTTTAAGTAGATTCGCTCGTAAGCGGCCTGTTCAATCAGGCCTTCCAATGCCCGTATCTTGTTTTCATCTGCGCCGGCGAACTCAGCTTTAAGCCGGCTGATCTCGGCTGACAATTCCGTACTTTCCATAACCTCACCTGCTTTTGTGTGCTTTCGGAAAATCAAAAACGAAAAGTCAAAATTTCAGTGTGTATCACAGTTTGGAGCGCTCACAGTCTGGGGAATTTTGTTTTTATGGTCAAGGCAGGGGGGGGTGTCCATAACTCGCGCACGCATACCTGCCTTCCCGTTTATATAAACCAAGCTTATCGCACGTACACACTCCCAACATTAAGTGACTGCACGAGTATTATTGGCAGGGCAGCCGCCTGCTTTTAGTATCCTTTTGGCAACCTGCTCATCAACTTTTATAAGAGGTTTATCGCTCATACTTCTCCCACCATCCCTCTATATATTCCCGCCAACTCTCCAGTCGGCTGCTTGTCTCCAGCCTTGCAATGCATTCCTCTTTTGTGCTCTCACAGTAGATTAACTCGGCGCCCAGCGTCTGCGCCAATCGCTCACGCTCGTACTTATCCGGATATCCGCCAATAACGTAAGCATCACACCACTGACCATACCGCGTCTTAATCTGATCCAGTAGATTATCCCGCAATGCGAAAATGTTAAAACGAACATTGCTTGGCTTAATATACCCTGGCTGAAACGTCACGGCCTGCCATAGCGCATCCACGTCTAGGACGATATCACCGTACTGTATAAGCTGACGGACCAGGGTATTCTTTCCGGATAGCGGAGATCCCCATACGATATAAACTTTCTTAGAATACCCAAAACGCCGGTGTTCTTTGTTGTGGCAATTAAAACAAATAACCTCGATCAGCTCAGGGTTAAGGGATACGGTCGGATCATCTACGTTATCATCGGTCAGCTCTACCGTGTGGTGAGGGATAAGGTTCTTAAGTTCTATGGCCACTGCTCCGCATCTTCTACAAGTTCCGTTCGCAGCTATCTTAAGATTATAAGATAATTGCAGCCAGGGCTTGGAACAGTAAAAGCGATGTACTTTGCTCATTTACACCACCAGTTCTTTGGAAACTTATCTTTAAGTTCAAAATATAATTTGATATGCTGATAGTTTCCGCGCTTTGCTTGATTAATTAGCGCCCTCCATATTTCGGGTAATTCGCTGTCAGTGTACTGATCTAGCTTAGAATTTAGATAATCGGTGTACCTTTTATCCTTCATCCATCGATAGAAGGTTTTTCGGGAAACACCAGCCTCATTCATTTTATCGGTTTTTGTCCTTCTGTCTTCTGGATTTAGAAGGAGATCGGCTAATGCTATTTGCTTTGAGTTCGGCCTCCAGTTTGTTTCCTTTTGTTTCCTTGTCACTATCACCACCAGCCAATATATCAGGAACCTCTTGCCTGTAATTGTTCCAATCAATTCCATATCTGTGCAATATACTTGCAAAATCCTCTACATCGTGCAGCCTTACTTTCCCGTCCTCCTGGATATGCTTCAGTTCATGCAGCATGAGGATTTTCTTTTGGTTTTCGGTAAAATCCTGAATGTTAGGCTCGTAAAAAGTAATGATATACCGGTAATCCATTAACGCCCGGAACGATCCTTTTACCGCCCGACAGTCGCCGAATACCGTTTTCCCCTTATCACCTTTAGGCTCGTATGATAACACATAGCAAATATTTTCCCGGCCTATAAATTCATCGATATGAGAGAGCTCTGGAAATCGGTTAATTATCTTATCCGCTAAACTCCTTAACTCCAGATTAATTTCACAGTCATAACACTGTATTTCTTCTGTGTCATACTCTTTAGTGACAACTATATTTTCTTCGTCGGGCAACTCGATTTCTATATCAAACCGCTTTTTTCTCAACAGTTCCATTTCCTGCTTCGTATAGCGGTTAATGATCTGTCCCCGCATCGGAACAATTACCCTGTCACCTTGATTAAACACAAACATCATCCCCAAAATAGAAAAACCGCCTACAATTAGACGGTTTTCTTTCGACAA